ATGAAACGTATCGGCTTTATCGGACTTGGCACAATGGGCAAACCCATGGCTGCTAACCTTATTCAAAAAGGTTTTATGGTAACCGTTTATAACCGTACTCCTGAAAAAGCGGACGAGCTGGCTCGTCTTGGAGCTGAAGTAGCTTCAACTCCTGCCGATGTTGCTCGTCATTCGGATGTACTGTTCACCATGCTTAGCAACGATGCCGCTTTATTAGATACATTTTACAGCGAAGAAGGCATTCTAAGCGGTATTCATCCAGCTCTTACGATTATTGATTCCAGCACCGTTTCTCCACAAACAAGCCAGAAGCTGGCTGAGGAGCTTGCAGCCCATTTCGTCGACTTCCTCGACGCGCCTGTTACAGGCAGTAAGCCTGCTGCCGAAGAAGGTTCGCTTGCGTTCATGGTCGGCGGTAGTCATGAAGTATTCGAAGAACATGAGCAGTTGTTCCTTGCCATGGGCCGCAAAGCCCTTTACCTGGGTCCCTCCGGCTCCGGTTCCTATGCCAAGCTTGCCAATAACACCATGGTGGGCATCAACTTGCTTGGTTTTGCCGAAGGCTTGTCTATCGCATCCAAAGCAGGGGTTGACCTGGAGAAGTTCCTAGAAATCGTCCGCTCTGGCGGCGCTAACAGCAGAATAGTCGACCTCAAAGGCGATAAAATATTGAACCGCGATTTCAGTAATCAGTTCTCTTTGAAGCTGATGCTGAAAGATCTCTTACTTGCTCAAGGACTGGCGAGTAATTTCCAAATGCCAGTTCCCCTGCTGCAAACAACGGCAGGTTTGTTCCAAATGGGATTAAGCAAGGGACTGGGCGATGAGGATTTGAGCTCTATCATTCAATGCTACGAAGACTGGATGGGCCAACAAATCGCTAGACCTAGCGTGCCTGCTGTCGTTGAAGAAAAGACTGCATCGCCGCTTTCCGGTCGTGAACGCCGTCGTAACACACGTGTGAAGCTGGACATCAACTTGAAGTTGTCCATCTATCAATGGGAGCAGGAAGGTTCCTTCTCCGGCCAAAACATCGACGGCACGCTCTTCGACCTGTCGGAGAGCGGACTGCAAATCACAACCGCTGCGCCTCTTGCACCGGACATGTTCATCGTCATCCACTTCCCTCAGGAAGCGGAGCTCCCGCCCATCACCGCTCGTGTGATTCGGATCGTGACGGACGGCGATAAGTTCCGTTACGGCTGTATGTTGTCTGGCTTGCCTCCTTATGTGCGGATCAAGCTGGAGAAGTATATTGATGAGCATATTGAGAATGCTTTGTAGCTTTTAATGGAAGTGCATGAACGCATGAAATATGAGTACATGAAGATGAATACGTGAAATATGAATACGTGAAATATGAATAGATGAAGATATGAATACGTGAAGTATGAATAGATGAGACATGGAACATAGAACGTGGAACATGAAATACGAGATATGAATACGAAGATACATATAAACTATTGATGCGTGAAGAACACCGTCTTTCCTACTGGGAGAGGCGGTTTATTTTGTTTGGAGGGGAATGGTTTGAGCTTTGAATTAGAGTATGAAGCTTTCATAAACGCCCATAAAGGGAAACGCTCAGGTGAACGTATGCGTAGATTGCTAGAAGGTCACGGACATGCGGAAACGTTATTTTTACGGCAGGTGTGGTGGGCAGCTATCGGACACTTTCGTCAACTGCATCCCGAATATGAAGTAAAAGATTTTCAGGATGGCACTCGATTCATCGATTTTGCCTACCTCCGGCCGCCATACCGAGTTGCCATTGAAATTGATGGCTTTGGTCCTCATGCAAGAGACATTGATCGCTCCCGCTTTGGAGATAATCTCATGCGTCAAAACCAGCTTGTCCTGGACGGATGGAAAGTGCTCCGCTTTTCTTACGATGACATTACTCACAAGCAGCGACGCTGCCAGCAAATGATCCTGCACTTTCTGGGACGTTGGTATGGGGATGAACAGTCCCTTTCCTTGTCGCTCACTCATCGGGAAAAAGAGATCATTCGCCTGGCAGCAAGCGCCGCTTCTCCAATTAAGCCCCGTGACGTGTCTGCGCAGCTGGGTATTCGTGTGGAACATTCACGCAAATGGTTGCATTCACTGCACCAGAAAGGGATTATTCGACCGGCCAGCGGAGAGAAACGGATTCGTTCTTATGTGTGGGATGCTGAGGGAAAGAATTTGTTTCTGTAGGGGATGATGAACCATGCAGGTTGCCGCCCCCGAAGGATATCAGAAGGGATAAGAGTCTTTGGAGGCTCTTATCCCCATTCTAACGCTGTTTTGAGCCGTGATAAGAGTCTCTAGGGACTCTTATCTTCCAAAAACTGCAGCCTAGACGGGCATTTTGTCATGAATAAGAGTCTTTGAAGGCTTCTATTTTTATGCATTCTAGCTTAAATGCAAGAATAAGAGTCGATAAAGACTCCTATTCTTCCATGCTCCTCATAGTTGCCCGGATGCTTTCCTAAGTTCATTCGCCAAGCGGTGAAACTCAGCTCTAGCTTCCGTATCTTCCGTGCTTGTCCAAGCGGCGGACAGGAATGAGATTATTTTATTCGCATCATCGGTACTCATAATATACTCCCCTTTCTCATCAATCTGATCAAATCTCGTGAGATCGCTCCCTTCAATAATACGAATTAGTTTATCTGCATAAAGCGGATCGGTTGCATAACCTGCATACTGTAATTTCTGACAGGCCAGCCGATAGTCCAGCTCGTGCAATACGTTGGCATACCTGGAATTTTGCGCGAGAAAATACGAGTGATCCCGAATACTTTCATACCAACTATCATAAACACAAAAACCGTCTACAATTTGAAGCCATCTGCCGTTAATAAACTCCTGAGTAGCTAGCAGTTGCCCACTCCCCTTGATGCCAAACAGATTATTGCCTGGCGCATGGCTTCCCCAACCGCTTTCTAGAATCGCTTGAGCCAGTGTCACACTTGCCAGAATGCCAAACTCCCGCATATTCGCTTGTGCAGCAGGTGCTACTTGCCCGATAAAACTATCCTTATTCATAGACCTTCACTCTTGTTGCGAAGCACTTGAATCATTTGTTTCAAAAAGCTAGGCAATGGCAACCCTAATCTACCGTAATTTTCAGTAATCGAAATAAACTCATTCGCCAAGTAAAAATAAATCGCCCCCGTCATCATGAGATTCGTGTTTAGTAGAAGATCCATGCGGTGAGCCAGCATGATGACAAGCAACATCATCCCTTTGCGGGTCAGCCCCCAGAAGCCAACTTGGCTATTCAGACCGCGTTGTTCCTTCATGGAGGCCGCAATACCTGTGACATAATCAACAGCGATGGCCATCAGGAATAGGCCCATCAATTCACTCACCCCGCCGAAGGCATAGGTCACACACGCGCTAAGCGCGGCCAAAACTGAACTGAACATGATTTGGTTCATCGGTTTCGCTCCTTTCTGTTGAGATGGGAGGAACAATGGTTGAATTTTCATTATATTTACCATGATATAGACGCCACACCCTCCATACTGTTTGCTGCTGTAACTGCTGTTTTTAGCTCCCAATACTTGTTGATGTTGGTCACTTTGTGCGTGAGACTGTCTGTAAACAGTGACTTAAACTGTTCAATCGTATGCGGCTGAAGCAGGTTGCTAGCTTTCCAAATGATAGGTTCAGAGACTAGATCAGCAATAATTGCGTTAAGCATCGCGTTGAGATTCGTTTGTGCTTCGTAGTCGAAGTCATAGGTGTGGTTTGAGCCTAAGGCATTGGAGGTGAAGCCTGATAGTATGGCTGCGTTGCACGCTGAGTTGAGTTCGGCTGTTTTTGAGAGTTTAGCGCTGGCGACTTGGGACTCCGGTGTCGGCTGCATAGCTTCCCATGCGGTCTGTAATTCTTCTTCAGTTGGCTGGGCGGCTTCGAGGTTCCATTGGGCGATGTATGGCCCGCTGCCGTCTGAATCGTCTTGGACGATGAAGTCGGTTAGTGGCACGGCTTGTGGGTATAGATGTGTGATTATTTGTGGTATGTTCATGGTTTCCTCCTATGCGATTCTAGTGATAATAAGATACGAACCTGTTCCTAACTGACACGTCACCGAACATGTTAAATATAATTCAATGTAATCATTCGTGTTTAAATCCATTTGATCTAGGAAAGGGACCTGTGGAACGGAAGACGCCGAACCTTGATCAAATTTAATGTTCCTATAGATTGTTCCATTTTTATAGATTGACATTGTAATTGCTGTACTTGTACTCATACCTGAATTAAATTGAATAAGTCCAGAAATTAAATACGTACTCCACCCAGTTTTTGAAATAAACCGGCTTAACGATTGATCATACTCACCCAAATTGTCAACCTGTTCTATGCCATATAACACTTTTGTTGCTACATTTGCGGAAAAGCCTTGAGCGGCAGAAGGCACAGAAATAACATGACTTCTTTGCGATTGTGTGTTATCTCCCCAAGGGCTAAGAATTGTTGTATGAATAATCCCACCCCCAATTGCATTTTCCAACCCACTTGGCTGTGTTCCGTATTTGACAATTTCACCGCCAGCACTAGCACCTATGCAGTAGGTATTTCCAGTCCCTATATTGTTGTCACTTATCAATTTTCCAACACTACATAAGAATGCGAACTGCCTGTTTGAAATGACGCAACTACTAGCATAGCATGTTCCTGTATTGTGATTAATACCGACTGCGCCATTTGCAGAGCCAATTACCGCACAACCTGTAACAATAAGTCTACTATTGTTTAAGGAAGATATAGCATTTTCGTTTGTGACAGTCATATTTAAGTTTTGCAACGTTATCTCTAGAGGATTATTGATAACGATACATTGAAAAACGTTCGTATTGTTACCGAAAATTTTCAATGTACCTGCCCCCGAGAAGCCGGACACAGTTATCGTTTCAGCGTATGTTCCAGAGGCTACAGTAATAAGTACACCGTGATTAACAACTTGCGGTACACTATTAACCGCCCGTTGAATTGTCTTGAATGGCTTTTCCGCACTTCCTTCGTTACTGTCCATTCCACTAGCACTATCGACATACAGATTAATATTTGCTTTTGTCTTTTGTGGTACGTTGTAAACTTGCTTAGCCAGAATCTCATTCGCACTAAGTCGAGTTTCTAAGTCAGCATCATTCATTACTAAAGTATCTACAACCGTTTTAAGATTGCTTGCCGTTTCACCTGAAACGGTTCTTACTGGTGCAGATAACAAGTACTGATCTAAAGCAATATATGATACCTCATACGTCGCTGTTTGATCATAATTATCTGAAGGTATATCTGCATAGAAATTGCCGTTTCCACCAGATGCTTTAATAGTCCAACGTGTGTCTAATAAACCATTTTTATAGATTGCTCTGAATCGTAACAATTTGTATCTAAGGGCGCATGAATCATTGTAATTTAAAGAACCTTTTACATTAATTGCGGCAAATCCAATCACTGAATTTAACGATGGGTTGGCTTTCTCTCTGATTACAATACCTTCACCAACTTCGACTTGACTCAATCCTTCCTGAAGTGACAAGTTACCTTCGACTTGAATCTCATTAAACGTTGGTGTTGCTAATTGATAAGTTAATTTATAAGGTATGTACCCTGCTCCTGAAGGCGAAGTTGGCAAGGTTAACGTTGTATCTATACCGCCTATACCTGTAAAGACGCCATTGACTATTTTAGAGATCCGTACCCATGCTTTAGTTCCGCTGTTGTATAGATTTAATGTATTGACGTTATCGTACATCTTCCAACCATAGAAATACGCTTGTATGTCTTGTGTTGTAGGGTGGTAGGTGTCTCCCCAACCAGAATCAGCAGAAGGAATGGAAATATAGAAAAAACCATTAGACTGTAAGTCAGATTGATCCCCTGCTGTCAAAGGAGCGGTTTCTCCAATAATTTTACCGTCATATTTCACCAACTTTTGAGAAACGGGAATTGAGTTAGAAATTGAACCAATTGAAACATATTTCCATCCTGTTCCACCTCCACAATAAATCCACGGGAAACTACCATCCAGCACAACATCCTTGAAACGTTTATCAACAAAATACTTCCCATCACGCTCAAATAACGTGTCATATACCGTACCATCTACACTAGAAGCAAGCTGTATATTAGGAAACGTTAACATGTCATCATTACGCGGCTTGAATGGCTTTGCAATTGAGCCTACAGTGAATAAAGGATTTGAATATTCGCGAACATTTTGACCAAATACATATGTGGCAGGATTATTCTCGTCTGTATAAGAAACCAAGTTCGAAGTAACCATAACCACCAACTTAATATTAGAAGGTGTTGTAAAAGTTCTACTTGAGTTAGGAGCAAAAACCATTCGTGTAGAAATTGATCCGTCAAGGTAATCGAACCTGCAACGCATATATCCTGTTGTACTAGGATTGATCAGTGTGTAACTTGTATTTGGCGCTAGAGGAATGCTAGGAAACTCATTAACTACCTCGCTCCCTCCTGCAGCACCTGTCGAATCAACTGTTAACTGATAGGGTCCATTAATAGTATTTACCGCACCTGCAATGGCACCGCCATTAAAATTCATCTGGTTAACTTGTGCGAGTAAGTTCTCTCCGTACCTCAGAACATAAGGTGCTGTAATATGTTTCAAATCGTCTACATACGGGTATTTAGCTTCTACTTGCAAGTCTGTCAATGTATCAAATTCGTTGTAATCAGTCTGAGAAACCTCGTACAATCGAATACCGTCAAAGAATGAACTTTCCCCGGCTGCCGTAAATACATCGGCATTCACTGAATTTATAAGTTGCAGGCGCACTTGAGCACTTATCTCAGTTGAGGTGGTAGTAAATTTAATTCGTGAAATGCTAAACTTGGTCGTGTCCGAAATAATATTGGTATATGGTGTCTTAACGGTTGAACTTGTGGATGTATACGTTACTAGACGTAAAGCAGCTTTACCTACGACTGGTCTAACTTCCCCGATTAAGACATAATACTTATTCGGTAGAATAGCGATGTTTAGCGCTTGCCTATAATGATCCAACGATCCTTGTGATGTTAATTTTATGGAAGAATCTCCATACACCTTATTTGTTATTTCTCGTACCACAACTGCTGCCCCACTACTCCACCTCCCCATATCCTCACAATTCCCATCCCGTCCCAACAAATTAACGAGCGTCCGCCCCGTGATCCGCAAGTTCTCCAACGGTGCCGTCTGAGGCACATCAACCACCTGCAGCCCGTTCACCAAATTCACGGCGGTCGGAGCTGCATCGACTACCTGCGCTCCGAGCTGGGCATCAAGTCTATCCCAGTTATCATTCAGCATGGTTGTGATATCAAAGGTATCGTTCCCGTCCGTAGCCGGGTTTTTCTTATAAAGTCCTAAATTCGTAGTCGTGTTTGGCATAGGCTTGCTCCCTCCTTATGAAACGGGAATAAATGGCGCGAAGTCGGTCATCTTCCTCGTTTGTATGTCCTTAATTGTCATCGTTTGGTGAAGCTGATTGAGCAAAAAGTACTTGTACTGGTAAACCACTTGCAGATGGGCCGGCTTGATCTCCTCAATGGCCGCCTGCAGGTCATCCAAATTCGGCGGCGTACCCAGCGTGTCAACGAAACGCACGGTGAACTGGTACAACGCCGGCTGCTGTGTGACCTCGACGGCCCCGCGCTCATACGCGCCAGCCACGCTATGCAGTAGCTCAACGGTGACGGTGCCGACACCGCGCAGCTTCGCATGGATCACCGCCCGGCGCTGATCCTCAGGCTTGTCCGGCACCGGCGCGATGCCGAGCTCAGCCTCCCAAGCATCCAGCCCCCATGTTGCGGAGCTGACAAAAAACTGCTGCAGTGTCTCCTCCAGGGAGACACGCAAGAGATCCAGCTCCGCGCCCTGCGCTTGCAGGATAGCGCCCATGACGCGCGATGTTTCGTAATAGTCGGGCAAATAGCCCTTCATGCGCCTTCCGCTTAGGGAGGTGACGAGACTCATGTGAGTGTCACCTGCCCCAGGACGGCAACGCGACCAACGCCTACCACAACATTGGCGCCCATACCATTGACCTGCAGGTTACTGTAATCTTGTACCCCCTGGGTATCAAGCAGCAGCGAACCGATACGCACATATCGTACGGTTGGGTCGGAAGAGAACGCCAGTTCGGATAAATAGCTGCGAACTGCCACGGCGAAATCTTGTTTCACCTGATTGAGCGTTCTTGTGCCATTCAAGGTAAGATTAGCCTGCAGCGTGATGGCAATTTCAGAGGCCGATTCGACGGTAACGATTGCACCGATCGGCGCTTTGCCCACCAGAGGCGGAGTCGGGTAAATATACTGCTGCACGGCGGCTACCGTGGAAGAGGAAGCACTCCTTTTATCTGTGCCGATAATAACGACTTTCACCGTGCCGGGGCCGTTCCATAGCGGCTGCACCTGAGCAGCCCCAACGCCGGCAATATCGAGAGCCCAATTGAGATAGTCAGCTCGGTTGCCACTTGTACCCGGAGAGCGCACCTTGGCATAATAACGGTTCAGCAGCGAACTATCGCTCTCTGTATCCTCACCACCCACCATCGGAGTGACATTCGTCACGCCTGTAATACCGGCAAGTGGTGCCACGGCGAAGACGATTGATTCGCTCGGGACATTGCTGCCTAATCCTCCTAATACAGCCTGGGCACCTAATGTCACGCTCCCCGAGCTGTCAATAACAGCGGCATCCATCGTTTCAAAAATCAAGGAAGCCGTCCCCTGCATGGCATCCGCTAATGTACCGATACGAGTACCTTGAGGAACTACTGTACCTGGTGAACCTGTAAACCTTACTGTACCGGTAGCCTTCACCGCAGCCTTGCGCGTTACTCCATGCTCCGCACACCGCAGGTCCAGATAAGGACCGTATGTCGTTCCGGCAAACCCCCGTCGCAAAACTTCCTGCGATTGAATCGCTGCCAGCGCTAGCTCGATGGAGACCGGAGCGAGCGCGTCCCACATATACGAGCCTTCGGATTTATCCAAGTCGGAAGGCAAACTACCCAGCATACGGCCACGAATTGCCTCCTCTGTTTGTTCGGACAAATAATTCGGTAAAACCATCATGTCAACTGATCACCACATTTCCTTCAATAATCTTCTTGTCGCCTCGCACATTCGTGATCTGGCATTGAAACGAACACTCACTTTGGTTCCACGTCCATGTAAAATGATCAACACTGGCCGTACGCGGATCAACCATAAGAGTCTCCTTTGTAATTCGGGCTATTTCCATTTCATTGGCTGGCTTGGATAATTGCCTGGCTATCAAATCTTCGAACTCTTGCCCGTAGGCCCTAGAATACGCCAGATAGGTATAACGCTGGGTGAGCAGAGCTTTCTGACACCACAACATCCAGGCCTCCGAGTCGCTGCACTGGGCTATTTTACCTGTCTGCGTCAACACGAATTCTCCAAGGGTGTAATCGAACTTTGGACTACGCCCAAATTCAACCGCTCCTCTTCTGGTGCCCGCTCCTACCAATGGCAACTCACTATCTCCTGTACCCGTGAGAGGAAATAAATTGGGCATCTATTTCACCACCTTACATAAAATCACGGCATCGTTCCCATCATCCACAGGTATAGCCAGCACACGATCCCCCGCCTTCAAACCGGATTGAAACGCAATCCGCACATCGTCAACTTCTGATTCAGAAAAAGCAAATGTACCTTGCCCCGTCACCGGAGCACTGCCACTGTTCAAGCCCGAAACCATACCACGAATTGTAAAAGCCGGCAAAAGCAATTTTGCCATCCAATCTGCCACATAGTAGTCGGAAATCTCATGTTTAAAACGATCCAGTTTCAACCCGCCTGCCGTGATCGTCCCCAGCTCAGCGGGCATTCCTGCTACAGCCGAGCTCGCATGGATGGACATGCGATTGTCCAATGCAGCTGCCAGCTTTTTATACGGATTCATTCATATAAAACCTCCTTCTAACCAACTCAGGACTGGCTAATTCCAGCACCATTTTCCCGGGATCACCTAGCTCGTGCCTGACCGTCATAGCAATCAATTCCATACCACTTCCGGCCAAGTCGACCTTATCGCCAGCACGTATTGTGTTAATATCGAGCGAAGTTAGGCTAATTGTTTCCTGTATGCCCGCTAGCATGGCTTTCGCCGCTTCCTTCGCTTCGCCGATGGATTGATAGCTGCTGTCCTGCACGATCTTCTGCAGTGTACCCAGTTCAGCGTACTCGCCTTCTTCTATCACCAAAACTTGGGCTGCACCCTCATCTCCTGCGTCTTTGGTCCCTAGTACTTTCACTTTGGTTACTGCACCTTCCAGCGTACGCTTTTGCATAATGTTCATCACGTTTTCACTAGGCTCCAGCGACCAAACGACAGAATTAGCGCCGATTTCCACTAACTCAAGCCCGTTTACAGTCATACGTGGTCGGTACATCGGTCCGCCCTTCCTAGCGGTTTCTTTCAAATCTTTCATAATCATGTTGTAAATCGTCTCTGCGCGATAGATCGACTTCGCTAGCTTAACTTTCGTATCCGGCAAGTCCCCAACAGGAATATTCCACCCTGCTGCATAACGACGAATACGCTCACTTGCTGTCATTCCTGCGGGAAATACAAATTCGTCCTCCGATTTAGCCAAATAAATGGTACGATCGTACATCGTTACGGTCAGTCGATCAGCCCGTTCATAGCTATTCTCGCACTGCCAGACGATTGCAGGATGTAGTAAATCCACCTGGTTTGAACTACCGTAGGGGATGCCTACAACCCGCACATCTTGACCTGGCTTCATACCTGGAAGATCCGGCGTGACGACAATCGTCGCCTGTGCTCTATACGAAATTTCATCAAGCGCTTCTTCAAGTGTCAACTCATAAATGAAGTCTCGAAGTGCATATTGGCCATCGATCCAAATATCGTACGAACCATCTGAATGCCTATTCGTCATCCTGGCATCACCAACTCCTGCCCAGGTATAATCCGATCAGGATCATCGCCGATAACCGTGCGATTCGCATCATAGAGGTCACGCCAACGGCTGCCGGAACCCAGCTTCATTTTCGCGATGGACCAAAGAGAATCCCCCGTCTGAACCTGATAGGTAGCAGACACCGGCTTAATATCAGGCCTCGTCTGCCCAGCCGAATTACTGCTAATCTCGTCCAGTGTTCTAATTTTGTAATCCTTCCATGTACGAAAAATAAGGTCAAAATACACATCGCCAGGCTCACCACCTTTGAAACTGCTATTGTGAGCAGACAACATAACAAGGACGTTGACATCTGTACCTGTGATGATAAGCCGAAGCGGATCTCGCCCTTCCATCCATGTGTTCAGTTGATTCATCGCCGTTTGGGGATCGGGCAGTTGCTGATATTTGCAATAACTGGCATCATACACCGCTGGAAAAAAGGAGGAGAAAGCAATCTCCTTCACCTTTACACCCTGCGGAACATCCAATTCGCCGCCACGGATCAGAGAGATGGTCTCGAAACTCTTATCACGTCGAATGTTAACTTCGGATGGATTCACAGGGAACCACAAGGAAACGTTATTCGGATCTTCTATTGTAAAATTCATTTCTTTAGTACCCGTATGCTCCACCTCCGTTCTCCGCACGGTTTTGAATAGCTGCTCCAATTTGCGTAACAATTCGGTGACCAATCGTGAGCGCCAATTCCTCCATGTCTATTTTGTCCTGTGGCATATTAACCGTGATGGCGTCCACGGCAATGTTGTAATTGTTTGCACGATCGCCCTCACTCGCGTTGACACTTGCTGCCGAAGATGACATCAAAACAGTCTCGCGCCTTGCGGGCAGCAGCTCCGTTCGCGCCTCTTTCGGAGGTTCTTTCTCTTTCCCCGAGAACCATTTATTGACGATGAGCTCCCCTGCTTTATCCCCAAGCCAACCGCCGATGATCCCTCCAACAGCCGTGCCAGCACCAGGAACAATAGAGCCCGCAAATGCGCCCAGAGCAGCTCCTGCCACACCAGCACCTGCCTGAATGGCTGCGCCTACTTTATTGTCCGAGGTCAGAATGTCCAATGCAGACAGCCCAATTCCTACTGGTTTAAGCACTTTACCGGTTGTTCTAAGCAGCTTGGAGGCTTGACTAAACTTGCCCAACCGATTCGATGTTCTGGGCGCAGCCGGATGCCCTTCTCCACTGCCTTGAACAAGCTGACGACTCAGGTCCTGTCCGCGGTTTCTTGTTCTAACTCTCGATTTATTCCTTCTGTCTGGACTCGCATTTGTTCGATCACCAGCACGTGCTTTGGTCCTGGCTCCAGCCTTATTCTTCGACTTCGCCCCTGCCTTGCTCTTTGTCTTGGAACCCGACTTGGATTTGGTCTTCGATTCGGCATCGGATTTCGTACGTTTCCCGCCATTATCTTTGCATGGATCTTTGCATTTCTCTTTCTTACCACCGTTTCCGGCAAACAATCCTTTTAAAATTTTGAGCCCTTGTGCGAAGCTTTTGAATCCCGCGCCAAAAGCCTCGAAGGCCTCACCAAGCAATTTCACAATTTCCGCCATGATCAAAAGTCGGTCAAGCCACTTATCGAGTTGCCCCTTCTCGGGAGGAGCGGCAATTGTAACAGCCGCTGTTGCTGACGCTGACGCCGAGGCTTTCGCCTTTCCTTCCAAACTTCCGGAAAATTCACCGCCAAGCCCTTGCAGCAACTCTCGCAGCTGCTTCGCCGTCCGAATGATTTGATCGTTGATCATTAGCTTCACATCGACCTTCGTATGTCCTAAGTCCGCTAGCTGCAACAGCATCCTATCTATGACAAAAGAGAAATAATCCCGCCCCGCTATCGCAGGTCTTGCCGTAATTTGGCTTAGCTTTGTTCCAGCCTCAGCCGCCTTGTTAAATAAACCTGTCAACCGCTGCGCGGATGCCCCTGTCCGGTCCACCAAACTGCGCAATCGTTCTTGCGCAGCCATTACCCGTGCCAAATTATTAACTGCCACTGCTTCACTCATCGCTTCACCTCCTTGCGCGTTCACGCTCCCGCTCCAGCGCATGTTCATGCTCCAGTTCTAATTCCATACTGGCGAGCAGGAACTGCTGCTCTCCGCGAGGCAATGTCCAGAAAACTCCGGGGCGCAGGTGATGACGCATCCATATTGCGTGGAGCATCGCCGGCAGCCCCCCGGAGGTAATTAGTTTTTTACTTCATCTAGCGTTGTATTAAATCCGCTCAGATCCAGCACTTCATCGCCAAGTGCAGATAGTTCGCCTGCGAGTAAGATGCGCTTAATCACTTCCTCACCGGAGCTGGCTTGGTATTTCGCAAGCAGCCGAGGGTCCCCCCAGTTGGGGGAGACAGTGGCAGCGAAAATCAGAGCGACGTTGAACTGTTCTTCATCAAGCCGATCGGTTTGTACACCTCGGCGATCGGCTCGCTCCGTGCAGCGTTCGCGGAGCGTAAACACCTGCTTCCCTGTCAGTCCGCGCAGGATAATAGGAATACCGAATCTCGCGATTGTCACCGTTTTCTCAGGGAGTTGATCGGCCTCAAGCAGCTTTTGCAAAATTTGTTCATCGGTTAACATCATGTCATTCCTCCTTGTTCAACTTGTTAAATGGCCCTGATGGGATCGTTCAGCGTATAGCCTTCAAATGTAAATGTTACTTCTTCCTTCACTTCCTCCCCTGCCGTCCAATTAGCCAACTGAAGCTTATCCAGCATGACGTTGTTTAGCGTAATCCGTTCAAAACCATAAGCGTCAGGATCATTCAACTTGGATACAAGACTGAATTTATCAAATCCTCTGGCAATCATATCGCTTGTAACTTTGAAACCACTCAGTGTTCCCGTGCCTTTCATGGCACCCTTTTTATGCCGAACCCATGGATCTCCCGCAAGCTGAAGCTCTTTCTTCTGCATCTCCACATTCGCTTCTAAATGATTAAAATTGGTTTGCCATACACCACCGATAAATACCGAACCATACGTCCCTAAAATTACTCTGCTCGCATCTAAGCTCATTATTATTCCCCCTTAATGTACGATAAAAGTGCCGAAAATTTGTTCCATCACGTCTGTCAGCTGTGCATCCCACTTGATATATACCTGATCAGGCTCCGGTGTCAGCTCTGCGGTTTCTCCGTAATAAGCTGGGTTTAGATACACATCAAAACTCGTCGATTCAATGACGCCGGCTTGCGCCAATGTCTGCATATACTGCTTGGCCGACTCCACCAGAGCAAGACGCCCTTCTTCCGTGTTATTTACTTTTCCGATATACCCCTCTTCGGCGGTACGCAAAAGATCTTGATTGATTGCGTCCATGACACGAATCGTACGAATTTTCTTCCAGGCTGCATTTTGACCTTGGCGCAAAGAAACGAGTGAATTCATTCCACGCAGCGCTTTCACCTTCTGACCGTCATGGTACAGCAGGAAAACCCCGTTTCTCACTGAACTTTCCTGTTCGCTGCGCGTCCATCTCCGCGTCACATCACTGAATGGTGCTGCTGCGTAGGTCGTGGATTCGCTTAGCTTTTGGCCCGCAATCAGCCCCGCTACATAGGCGGATACCCATGCCGAACTGTAGCTCGTACCCGCTAGAACTGCTCCTGTCCCAACGTTGATAATCGCTTCATGATTAAACAAAGCGCTGCGTGCCGCAGCCCGACTGGCTGCATCAGATGCGGTATCGTCGGCAGCCGAGCCGCCGAGTACGGTTACGATGCCTTTACCTTCAGAACGCAATCGACTTGTCCAGGCAACAACCGATGCTTGAATGCCTGTATCTGTTACTCCATCCAGCGCAAGCACATGGAATTCCTGTGTTTCTAGTGCGCTCAACGCATTCAGATAATCTGCCGAGGCAATTCCGCTGATACCAGAGCTGCCGCCAGTTAATGCACTGCCTGAGATTGCAGCTAGCGTACCATTGCCAGGGGCAAGAACAGTCGCAGTCAGCCAAGTATTTCCGTTGTCTTGATTTAGAGCATCCGCTGCAGCCTGAACGGAACTGCCCGGGAATGTGAATGTCTTCAGAACTGCCGAGCCTTCAAGCAGCTTCAAATCCTTTTTTGACGCATCCACGGCATTCGTCTGAATAATGACGGAGAAGCCATTACCTCGTGCACCTTCGTACTTCGCTTCTAGTTTCAGTACGTTGGCCGAAGCGGAATCCTTCAGCGTTAAGGCTGCTTTGGCTGCTGTTGCATCCGTGATGCGGTAAGCTAACAGCTTCTTCGGCTTGCCAAGCAGTGCCAGCTTCAAAATCGCTTGTGCAGATGCCGAGCCGCTTTGATCACGACCGAAAGCATCATAGATTCCCTGCTCACTCGTAATTTCAACAAACTGTCTTACTGCACCCCAATTTGCTTTCACCGGTACGGCAACAACGCCCTGACTACCCGGCAAGATCGCACTTAGCGCCGCCGCCTCAAAATTCATATAAAACCCCGGTAATACCGGACGATCCGTTCCACTCCAAGTTCCACCCGCCATTATTCCTGCACCTTCCTTTGTAAAAAATTTTGAATTGCTTGATTAACGTATGCGATTGAAAACATCGATTCGGAATCCCCTTGCAAGGCACCAACGAGCACTTCTGGGGCACAATCAAAAAGTGTTTTTGAATTCGCCATTAGTTCTTCTTTGTCATACATCACGATTTCTTCCTCCATATTTCCGCTTGCCTGAGCTTTGCTCTGTCTCAAAATCAGTCACCTCATTCTTAAATTTTTGTTTCTGCGTGCACGCCAGCTATCATAGGAGCTTCACCTTGCGATGCCCCGGCAGCACCTGTCAACGTCACCGTCAGCACGCCTGTAGACAAATCGCCAGAGCGCATCGCAGCTTGAGCATCCAGTACGGTTAACCATCTGCCGCCTAATCCACCAAGTGGCAATTTGGACTGCTCAGCTAAGCCAAGCATCAGCACTTGCGCTGCCAGCTGGTATTCACTTGCCGACCTAGCGGCAATATGGCCAACGAATTGCTTGGACAGCTGTTGAACGCCTCGAGAGGCTGCTGCGCTATGCCAACCCGTACATTGCCACGAGACTGCGGGTCGACAGGTTCCATTGAAACCCCGATAGACACGCCATTGCCCGCCAAGTGCAGTTTCCGTGAATTGCGAGATAGCTTCCAGCCATGATTCGACGACAGGTTTGATTTGCTTAAACAGGAAGACAGCTTTCATAGCGTATCTGCCTTCTGCATCCAAAGCCTGTACAGCCGGCAGCGATGTAATTTGCGTCGTAAACTGCCCGCCGTCCACCTGAATGGTGCCCTCCTCCGGCTCTAGCATCCGGCCGATGATGCGCCAGATTCTCTCCTGCGAGCCCTCAGTGGTTGTGCTTCTGACCAGCAGGCTCAGCTTGCGCCAACTGCCGGGCGCATCCAGCTTGAATTCGGCGCTGCCTCCGACATGGCAGATGGTAACTGCCTCATCGGGGTTCTGAGATTCGCTATCCACGAACAGGTCCGTGCCGAGCGTTCCCTCTCCTTTTGCTTGTAAAAACAACGCCAATTGTTTGGCCATGTTATTCATTCATTCTCTCACCTCTCTTCGGTTGTTTGTTTTGAATTTCAAAACATTTTTTTCTTTACAACAACCACTCCCACTCTTTTACTCCCGATAGGCCTTGCTTGAAGGCCTTAAGAGCTTAATCACTTCCATCTTCTTCAGCAGCATCACCGCCTTCTTGGTCTACACATCGATCTTACCATGTCTCCAATCAAGTGCATTGCCAACAAGCGGCCAACAAACAACCACTCTAGCCACGCGTTCGGACCACCTCTGCCCGCAGCATGTAAGCTAGCTTCTCCATTGCGCGTGCTTTCACTCTTCGATAGGTACGCTCGCTCAAATTCACCTCGTAACACAGCAAGTAATCCAATATCTTCTCCTTCTGCAAATAACGTCTACGTATAATCTCCTCCTCTTGCTCGTCCAGCCGCGACAACGCCTGCTCAACCTCAGCATGTAAGAGCGCTGCCTGCTCCTCGGAAGAAGAAGCCACGCTATATCCAGTTGGCCCCTCCGCTACCTTTTGCGCATATTGCCTTCCGCTATCTTTACGCACACCTCCAAGTGTCTGATACAGACGTACCGTCTCGAGTAGACCCTCCACCCTTTTCCGAGTAGCCCGCTTGTCCACTTGTTCTTGATCTATGTGTAATATTTGTTCCAACATCCTCATCATCTCCCAAAATTTGTCGTTTTGAAATTATAAACAAATCATACGCTAATTCTGTTTATAATTTCAACACAAAAGTTTTGAGAAACGAAAAATTTCACTTGTTTTTTGACCCTTTAACCATTTACAATGAGTATCAGGTGATGAATCGATGAAAGATATGGTCCAGTTCGGCCTTCGAATCCGGCAGCTGCGCAAACAGAATCATTTTACCCTTAGAGAACTTGGAGAGCGGTCCGGTGTTAGTTATTCGTTTATTAACTCCATAGAAAATAACCGCTTCAATCCATCAAGGGAAACGGTGATTGCGCTAGCTGACTCGCTTAATCGCGCTGACAAGGACGAGCTCTTGCTGCTTGCTGGCTTTGCGCCAACGGATGAAGAGTCACTGGATGCCCCTTCTGGACCCGCGGTTAGCAACATCGATGACCCTGAGGTCAGCCTATTCTTTAAGGACTTCCAAAGTGCACCTAAGGAACGACGGGACGAAATGCTTCGTTTCTGGCACTTCATCAAAGAGCAGCAGATCAACCGTACGCCGGATAGCGAGCAATAG